TCCCTGCCGAGGTACTTATCTATGGGCTTTTCACTCCCCTGTAAGGATTTAACCCAAGAGATAATAGCGTCATTGCGTTCCCCCAGTCCCTCCTTAAAGATCTGAATTCTTTTCTTCTTCATAATGGCTGCCTTCTTAATTGTTCCTTCAATGATCTTTTTATTGCGGTCATAGTTAAACCCCGGCTCAGGGTCCGGTGTCATCAAGTGCCAGTCCGCTTTTGGAATTTTAGTATCCATTTGAGGAAGGTGGGAGAGTTGCACTCCCTAAACTCTTACCTTCCGTTGCGAGGTTTGTGAGGTATCGGCTAACTTATGAATTCGTTTCGCTTTTCCTCTCACTGATGCAAACCTCGGCCAAAACATCGTATTAACCCGTCTTCTGAGTTTCCCGACCATTCGCAGCCGGAGCCAAACAAAGCAGATTGGCAAACCAGACCATTGTAGCCTGATAAGAAATCTTGTTGGCCAGACGAAGCATTGAACCTTGGTTCGCTTCCTCCATCCACTCCAGATCACCTACTTGACAGATTGTCCAAGAATCCAGATTAAGGATCAGGACTTCACCGTCCGGCACATCAACGTCCAGAAACACCCCCACTTTGCCCGCACCCGCAGCAAATTCTAAACCTGTCCATCCGCCCAAGAGATCGGATTCATTCACTACTCTCCGCATGGATTGCAGTAAATCACCGTATTTCTTGTAAAGAGTCAGGTTCACGAAGACAGCCTGTCTATCCCCCATCTGTCCGTATTTTCGGGCACGAAGGTAAGATAATTCCATCCTGGAAAGAGAGAGAGCCTCGGAAACCGTCCCCAGTTGGGGCGCCCAGCCGAATACTCCACGAGTAAGTCCGGCATAAGTTCCAGTGGTAGAACCAGACAAAGCTGCCCTAACACCAGTAAATTCCGAAGAGCCTGCACCGATCAGTCCACCAGATAATGCATAAACTGCATCATTTGCGACAATCGCGGTACCGGCAGTCAAAACAACGGTAGCAGATCCAGCGGTTGCTCCAGCGGTAACAGTCGAAACTGTACCCTTTGCAGCAGCTGCGGTTCCAATACCGACCACCATTCCGGGGAAGATGTAATCTTCCGGTCTGATGTCGCCATTGACCATTCCATAGTTATCAGTTGAACGACCATCGTCCAAGCTAGCCGTACGCGGACCCATTGTGAATGTTCCGGCATCACCAGCTACAGAGCCGATAACTTCTCCTATAATTCCAGAGCCATCTCCATAGAACTGCCTATTAATGGACTTAGCAAAATCAGAAGCTAATGAGGTTGCTTGGTAAGTCAATGCTGACTCAACCGCGCTTCTAGATGATTTGGTCGCATCGATAGCCAGTTTGCTGATATCGAACGCACCAGTGATTATCTTTACCCCAATGCTTGCCTGCCCAACGCCAGCCGTACCAGATACCGTGGTGTCATTGTCAGTCGCCAAATTCGATACTCCGCTATGTCGGGTTGTCCGAATAGGGGCATAGAAGTTGTTGTTCATGAAGGTAACACCAGAATTCCGCTTCAGCTGATCCAAGAGGACAGTCTGTTTGGAAAAGTTATCCTTAATATACGGCAGCAAAATATTATGCAGCGCATTAGAGAAATCTCCTAATAAAAAGGCCACTAAAAATCACCCCCTATCCATGTGGTAATCCGTTTCCCCGATGATTAAAAGTAAGGGAAAGGTCATTCGCCACCTCCGCCTAATGCTTCATGCACTAATGCTGTGAGGTTATCTTTGGTAATTTGGACCGCCGGAGGAGTTTTGCCTCCTGCCGTAGAACCGGATGGAGAGAACATCCCCGGCACTGTTGCCTTTTTGGTCTGTTCTTCTTTCCACTTGTCGATTTCGACCTCAAATTTATCTTTATAAGCCTTAGCCGGATTGCGCATACCGCTTTCCTGCATATACTTCAAAAGATCTTCTCGTGTTATGGCTGGTTGCCCCTTGCTTGTGGCTTCCTCAATCACGGTCTCAGTGTCTTCAACCAATTTTTCCGCCGCCCTACGAGTAACATACATCTGGTCGAAAGTCTGGTTAAAGTCTTCAGTCGTCATCAAACCTAATTCTTTGGCTTGTTGCTTGGCGAGTTGCTTCAACTCTTCAGGGCTCAGTTGTTGCTGATTCTCTACCTTTAAATTGACCTGTTTGGTCTTAAATTCTTCATTTTCTCTCTTCAGCCGACCAATTTCGTCTGCCCTACGACCATAATCAGACATCACCTTATCGAGTTTCCCATAATTTTTTTCGAGTTCTGAAGCTGTTTGGCCTAATCCGACTAACCTGGACAATTCGTCCTGAGTATATTCGGTTTCACCCAATTTGATTTTTTCTGGTTCTGTTTGTACTGGTTCGTCCACTTTTACTCCTTTTGTATCATCAAAAAAATCTGACATTTAAATTTTCACCTCCTCCCGTCATCAACCGTTAGGTAATGCACGGACATTTAGTTGTTCAACTTAAATGTCTAGCAGTCATTGCTGACTATAATTATTATACCGTAGTCTACAATCCTACCCCCAAAAGTGACTTATATCCAATATTTGTAGTGGGGGGGGCAGCAGCTCCATAAGTAGCATAAATAGAAACCTTAAAGTAAATGGAGAAATCATTTATTGGATTAGGGGTAGTCGAATAAGTACTCGTTGTTTCTCCGTAACCATAATCATCGTGGTTATCAACGAATACTTGCCCAAGACCGCCAGTATTGGCACAATGTACCCCGATGTAATAAAAGGTAGATGCGGATACGCTTGGTTGGGTAGCAAAAGGCAAATCCAGCCATGCCGCCGCCCCCGTTGCCTTACTTGCTTCATCGGTTATTCCGTTGGTTAATCTGGAAAGTGAACTATTATAAATAGCTCCGTTAAAATTCTTGGCATTAGTCTCCGTTGATACATAAGCGGTTAGTTTGGATACTGAACCACCAGTTGCATCTGTAGTTCCACCACCAGTTATAAATAAGTTCTTACAGGTTGCTCCTATTGGCCCCACTGTGGTAAATCCGAATGTTGGGTCTACAATCACCGGATAAACTGCATTATTTAACCATGTCTGGTCAACAGAGATTGTTAAAATGCCGTTTACTTTGTCAAAATCCAATTCCCCCCAAGTTTCATTTCCATTAGCATCAACTACATAGGGGCGGTAAACGTGAAACGCCTTCCCTGTACCATAATTCTTTTGACCAAGCACATGGTCACGTTTGGTGGCGTGATAAACAGCGTAAGAACCAATAGAATTTTCCGGCATCGTAAATCCAGCGTCTATTTGTTCCTGAGTTAAAGCTGGTTGGTAATGCCAAGTTAAATTTTTGTTATTAACCGAAAATTGAATATAATTCTGTGGGGGAATAGCAGGTAAATGAACTTCAAACTCAAATCCTCCGTCAGCAGAAGCACTTGGTTTGTCATAAAAAACAGCCTTCCATTCATTCTGTCCCTGTTTCTTTACCCAAGTAATTTTTTCGCCGTCATCGAAATAGGAAACCTTACCAGGAATATTTGTGTGGATTAACTCTAAAGAAGAATAAACTTCATCATCCCACCTCTTTAAGTTTACCTGTGGATGAAATATTAAGGCATCTTGGACATCCCCAACCTCCACCTGCAACCGATCCTCTGCTAAATCTTTGGGGATATAGTCGTAACTTTTGGTATTAGCATTATAATTAAAACTCATTATGGAGCCATCCAATAACTAACAATGAAACTAGCCGTACCACCGATTATCATGTATGCAAGTGTTCCAGCGGCCCCACAGTTAATGGCTGGATTAAAGTCTCTGGCAATACCTCCACCCGGAGGAAATACTCCACGTGTATATACTCCTCCTCCCGTGGATCCAGCCACATTATTTGTAATAGCACATTCCGGTGTTCCACTGTGAGCGACAATAGATAGACCCGTGAGGTATAAGTTGGTTCCCGCTCCTGCAGTGGCCCTTAATGTTCCCCAAATAACCGCCCCGGCTGTTCCCAAAACATGATTTGTCAGAATCGTGCTTCCCGCAGGGGTTGCATTGATTTTAACCGAGCTTAATGTTCCAGTAACAATATTATTTACCACCCCCACTGTTCCCAGAGTATTGAATGTCCCGGCCGCTTGTGAATTAACGACTCCCACAGTTCCAAGGGTGTTTAATGTTCCAGCTGATTGAGAGGTCAAAGACGTAACAACTCCGACCCCAGTAGTAGTTCCAGAATTAGCAAGGGTTCCGTTGTGCAACATGGCAACATTAGCCAATGACCCAGTTGTCAGTGCCGAAACGACACCCACCCCAGTTGTGGTGCCAGAATTGGCCAAAGTCCCACCATGAAGCATGGCCACGTTAGAAATAGAGCCTGTAGTCAAGGCTGAAACAACACCAACTCCGGTTGTTGTACCAGAGGTTGTGACAATATTAGAAACCGTTCCGACCCCAACAACCGTCCCAACCGAAGTAACAGTTCCCTTTACAAGTTCTGCCACGCTGGTAACTGCGGTTACTGTCCCAGTAATGAGATCTACCTTTAGGTGCCCGGCAGAATCTACCACTGGCATATAAACTGTTCCGGTGGCATCTGTTCCGGCAACTAAAACCGGAGCGGTTGTGGGCGTTCCTCCAGAAGCCGTGGGCCCAACAATCGTCCCAATACTCACGGCATGGGCGGGTAGGGCACCGATTCCAGTAAGCGTCCCTATTCCCAAAACCGTACCCACTGTTCCGAGAGTGTTTTGGGTTCCAGCCGCGATTGTGGTTATTGTACCGGTGTTTAGAGCAAGAGTTGTGGTAACTGTCCCCGATTCTATTGTTCCAATATTGCCTACCCTGGTAACAATATCTAACGTCCCTCCAGTTGACTCCCCAATGGAGATCGCAGGCATTGTCCCTATCGTATTTATCGAACCAATGCTGGCAATGGTCCCCGTAACAATATTGTTCACCACCCCCACTGTCCCCAAAGTGTTCTGGGTACCAGCGGCAATTGTTGTAATTGTCCCAGTGTTTAGGACTAAACTTATTGCTGGCATTGTGCCGATAGTATTAATAGAGCCGATACTGGCGATGGTTCCTGTCGTAATGTTATTCACGTTATTAACAACCCCCACCGTACCCAGCGTGTTTTGTGTCCCTGCAGCGATAGTTGTAATCGTCCCCGTATTAAGAGCCAGTGTGGTTGTAACGGTTCCAGACTCAATTGTTCCTATGTTTCCAACCCTAGTAATGATATCTAGTGTCCCGCCGGTAGATTCACCAATGGCTATTGCAGGCATCGTCCCAATATTGGAAATTGAGCCAATGTTTGTAATTGTGCCAACCCCGGTTACCGTTCCCACTGTCCCTAATGTATTTTGGGTTCCTGCCACAATTGTAGTAATTGTGCCAGAATTCATGGCCAGGGTGGCAGCTGGCATGGTACCAATATTTGAAATACTGCCAATATTTGTAATCGTCCCAATTCCCGGAAGAGTGCCGACTGAAGCGATTGTCCCAGCATGCAACATGGCAACATTAGACAAAGACCCAGTGGTTAGGGCAGAAACAACCCCAACACCAGTGGTTGTCCCCGATGTGGTTACTACTCCCGACACGGTCCCAACCCCAGTAACGGTCCCTGTTGTTGTTACCAGATTTGATATTGTACCGATTCCGATAACCGTCCCCACAGTCCCCAGGGTATTTTGTGTCCCAGCAGCAATGGTGGTTATCGTACCACTGTTCATCGCTAAGGTTGTTGTAACTGTACCCGACTCGATTGTTCCGATATTCCCTATTCTCGTAACGATATCGAGGGTTCCCCCTGTAGATTCTCCTATTGAAATGGCGGGCATGGTTCCAATGTTAGATATCGAACCTATGTTAGTGATACTTCCAACTGTTCCTATGGTATTTAGGGTGCCAGATTCGGGGTTAGCTGTTACGGAAATGGCGGGCATTGTGCCAATACTAGAAATACTCCCGATATTTGTTATCGTCCCGATTCCGGGTATTGTCCCAACTGTTCCGAGTGTGTTCTGAGTACCCGCGGCGATTGTGGTTATTGTTCCAGTGTTCATGGCCAATGACGCTGTAACGGTTCCAGATTCAAGTGTCCCAATATTTCCAACTCTGGTAACAATATCTATTGTTCCTCCCGTTGATTCGCCAATGGAGATGGCGGGCATCGTACCAATGGTGCTGATTGAACCAATTAAATTTATCGTTCCACCCGTAATGTCTCCCAGGGAAACCGATCCGGCGGGCCCAAGATTGTAAACATAGGCGGCTCCCGTGGCGGCGTCGACTCCGACTGGGACAGTAAGGGCGGTTCCCTGGGTGTCGGCGGTACCGGCCGAGCCAGCTACCCCGATTAGAGAGAACTGCTGGTTGCCATCCTGATGAGAATTGTTGGCACCTGACATATTATTTCCTCTTCTGTTTAGCCATCATTTTGTTAAGAATTTCCTTTGGCCCTTTTTCCTGCGGCGGTTGGGGAAGCGGAATCATTTCTTTTTTCTTAATAAGATAGAATTTCTCCCCAATCGAGCCCCCCTTGACCTCGACAAGGCTCGCCTCCATTCCAATTGATGCCAAATAGTCGGCATAGGTTTTGTCAAACTCACTGGTATGCTGCCAGACCTCCGCCGGATCGAACATCATCACTACTTTGATTAACGCGTATGATTTCATTTCATTTTTATCGCCATAGCGACTGCTTCTTGGGAATAATTGGTTTTGGACGATTTGTGTTTTGGCAATTTCTTCCCCTTGGGAGTATGTGCCTCCCACTCTTTTGCCATTTCCGGCTTATTGGCGTGTATCCATGCCCGCTGATCCCGACTAACCATTGGCATTTTTAGACTCCTTCTTCTGTTTGGCCGCTACCGCTAATTTTGCGACTTCGACCGCTTTGTCTGCCATTTCTTTTGCTTGAACGTCCTGCGAGTTTATTTGTATGCCCGCCTGCTCTGCCATTTGAACCTTTCCCTCGATTGGTAAGTCTTTAAACGAAATTGATTCAGCCGGAGGCTTGGCCGCAGCCTGTCCCAGGGCCCCGCCACCGAGATCTTTTACAACTTCGGCAACGCCAAGTTTAGTTTCGTTAATTCTCGCCTTCTCGTCAGGGAGTACTCCGCCCTTGATCAAATCCTTAAATACTTCCATTAAGGCCACTTTCATTTCCTTTATTTGTTGGTCCGCTAGGTTTCCCTGACTCTGATAGTCTTCCATCGCTTCCATAAATTCACTGACGTTTCCAAACTGGTAAACTTGCAAAAATTTCTCCAGTACCACCTTAACTGCCTGCGGAGCAATGTATCCTTCCCTGGCAAAAAGAATCAACCTATCTACCAAATCTAACATTGTCGCCTTTTGGCCTTCTTTGGTATATGCCATACCCGCTTCGACCGTTACGTCCACCCGGTAATCCTTTTTAATTGGGACTACACCCTGAGGAGAGGGAACTCCCAACTTTTGCAGCCTATCCATCGCCCCCGCGCCCATCACATCAAAACTCTCTGAAGCCCCCTTCTCCTCGGCGTAAACAGTCTGGGGTTTAATGTAGTGGTCGTCGGCGATTTCCAACATCCTTTCGGCAATCCTTTTAACTGTTTGTCTCATTCGACGAGTGGCAATTACCAAGGTTGAATATTCGCTTTCCTTCAAGCTCTCAATGGCCGAATTGGCCCTGACTCCGGGCGGAATCTTGCCGAGAGTTGAAGTTGTAACTCCCTGTTCTTCGATAAATTGTTCCAAAAGGCCAATTAAGTTAAATGGGTAGCTGGGGATGGGCGTCATCTGCGCCTGCTCAGGCTTAGATGCACTATATTCAACCGTCAACCCGGCCGAGGAATTCGACATTTCAAATTGCTCTCCCTGACGTTTAAGCCAGATTCCACCAATCATGGTGTTAGAAATTCTTTCAAGCCGGGACACAATCAAGTCTAGCGACTTGTTGGCAGGGATAAACCTCTCCATCAGAGGCACCTGATACATAGGTCCCGGTTCCATGCGGTAATCGATAAAGTTATAGTTTTTTAATGCTGTGTATTTATCACTCAACCAAACCCCTGACATCGAACAAACCTGGCGGATGACCGTGTCCCCCTTATCTTTGCCCGTAAGAATTCTCTCCGCGTCTTCCTGTCTGGAAATCCGGTAAATATTCTTGTCATTAAGGACTTCTTTGATGTAGGCCTCCTTTAGCAATCCTGTGGGTGTCCTGCCAGAAAGCATGTCTCCGCCAAACCGGGACTTCATGTAGGCCTCTTTGATATCAGAGGAAGCCTTTTTGTTGTCGGCCAGAAGTTTCTGTCTCTGTGCTTCATCATAATATTCGTTATTAATGACTTCCGTTAAAAGTTGGGGGACAGCCTTGATGATATAGGGTTCGTCTTCGGCATCGGTTAATTCTCCCACTGTATAAACATCAAAAGCGTCGTAAACCTGACTTTTGATTCTTCCTTTCAAATCGGGCCAAACCTGAATCCAGGCTACCGAGTGTTTAGCAGATAGAATTGCCATTAAGGCAAGTTTTTCAATCATGTCCTGCGCCTCAAATTCCCTGCGAAGCCACCAACCGGACTTGCGGGCGATATCTTTGGCTTGTTTCTCAGCCTGTTGGAATCTCATTTGTCCCAGATCCATAGGTTGACCGCTTTGTGGGTCCTGGACCATTTGTTGTGGAAAATCCTGTCGCATTACCCGTTCGGGATAGATAGTTGGAACCGGGTTTTGTGAAAGCAGGAGGTTTGCGACTCCCCTAATTTGTCTGGAGGCCTTGGGAATAGCCCGTTGTGGCGAATAGATGGTTGACCGCTCGGATTGGTCAACTATTTTGTTAGTCGTCCTTGATAAATACCGGAAGTGGTGTCCGTCATCGAAAAAGTTGTTGTCGTACCAGCGGCGTTCGTGTCCCCGGCGGCTGGATTCCGAGGATTTGACCAATTCTTCGACAACCTGACCAATGTCTTTAGTTTCTACATCATTTGTCCCGATTTCTTTGAATTTGTCTGCCATTTAAGCCTCTAAAACGTGTTTACTAAAGTCCTCTTCCGATAAATTCTCGATGGGGGTAAGCTGGTCTTCACCCTTGGGTCGTTTTTCTGGTTTAGTCTTGTCTAAAACTTCGAGGGTGGCCAGTTCTTCTGCGTTTTTCGCCATAATTGCGTTCAACATCTTCGAGCGTTCCTCTTTTTGAGAGTTTAAGACATACCAAAGCAACCCTGATTGGGCAACAGCGACGATGGCAAGGGCAATTTCAATCATTGAACAATGTAACGAGCTTTATAATATTTCTCAAAAGGATTTGCGAATAAATATTCATCGTACTTGTACCACTTCTTGTCTAAATTCTGTAGAAACTCGTACTTCCGTCTAATTACTTTGATTATGACCGGAACTCCATTTGTCAGATATCTGGCCTCATTTTCTTCAAGAATGGCTCCCGGTCGCATTGACCGAATAGTGCTTTTTGTCAGGTCGGTGTATTCCCCGCTTTTGATGCCGAAAACGATCTTGTCTCCACTTAGATCTGTCCCATCCCAGGCGTTCCGGGAAGCATCTCCCAGTAAAAACCCCGGAATCTGGCAACGGTCCAGTAAGTCGGCTCCATCGCGCAGGGCTGCCCACAATTGATCGTGGCTAAAACTCGTCGTATTCTTCGACGGGGAAATTCCAACCGTCTTGTCTTTCGTACTTTCGTTTTTGTCGTTCATACTCTACTTTAATTTTCGGTAAAACCCCCTCTCTTATTACTGGGACTATCGGATTCAGTCCCCAGACCGCCAAGGCGTGTGCCATCACGATATCATCGTGGTGCGGAGGTTTTGCTCCATATCTTATTTTACCAGTAATGCCAATCTCGTAAGAAAAGTTATCAAATTCCTCGAAAGTCTCCTTTGTTGGAATAATCTTAATTTTCTGCTGATCAATCCAAATGGAGAGTTTCTCCACTAATTCTTTTTTGGATTGTTCTGATATTTTAAAAGGTTCAACCGCAATCCTGTCCCTCGCCAAATCATCGGCGATTGGATCTCCTAATCCCGTGGCGTCGATAACCGTTAGGGCGTTGTTGTAAAACCTGGCTGTTTCCCCAATTTTTTTCTTCTGGAACGGCCATTCAAGAGTTTGGAACCGGTCTTGATATACTTGGAAATTAGTTGCCCTGTCGTATACACAAAGAACTGTAAAATCGGTTACCTTGGCAAGATCCACTCCCATAACATAAAAATGTCCGGGTTCCGGCTTTTTGGGGACAGAAATCGTTACATCCCGCACTCCGCGGAATACTTGGCCTTGGCCCTCAAGGAATTCGCACTCCCATTCCTGATTGAAGTCCCCGACAGTCATCGTCTTGCGAGATTCTTCCAGTTGTTTCGGATCAATAATTCCCGAAGTGGAAGCCTTTAGAAGCCAGCTCTTCCATTCTGGGTTATAGGCCGAACTATCCGTGTTTCCCCTCATATAAAAGTCGTATAGGTGGTTCCGCCCCTTAGGAGTACCAATAAACCAGGCCCACCCCATGTTCTGCCGAAGGATTGGTTCCAGCACCATCCAGGCGTCAGGTTTAATTTTGGCGAATTCGTCCAGTACCAACCCCTTCGGCCCGGCCCCTCTTAGGGCGTCCGGGTCATCCGCCCCTTTTAACTGGTAGATGGAGCCGTTCCTGAAATAGACAATAAGCTCTGATTCGTTTGTTCTTGAAATAAATTCCTTGGGGATGATATTGAACAACATTGATGGGTCCCGCCAGACCGCGTCTTTGGCCTCCGCATAGGTCGGGAAGAGATGCCAATATACCCCCTTTTTAAGGAGTGCTTGTTTTGTTATCTCGTTTATCGCTGTTGTCGTTTTCCTCGCCCTCCGGTGCCACACTAAAACCTTGAAACGATGAGAGTCGTTCAGGACTTCTATCTGGTGAGGCATAAGAGTCTGCATTCGGGGGAACGAAACCTTGGTTGTTGATGAAGACTGAGATGGGTTCATGTTTTGAATTTCCTTCGGTTGGTTTGGCGTTGGGTAATAATTTGTCAGCTAATATCCTGAGAGCTTCCAGGCGAATCCTCTCGTTTTTTGAGGTAAAAGCCATGTGTTCAATTCCCTTAAAAACATCCCTGGCTCTTTTGGCCACCATCTGCCAAAGGCCAACCTGTGATCTTGGCACAATTGCCAAGTTTTTCTTATGAGGCC